GATGTTCTGTTTCAACATCTTTTAAACATGATGGTAAAGACTCATATATTTCTTTAGCTTCTTTTAAGAGAGCGTGAATCTGCTCAACCTGTTTTGTATACTCCTCGTTTAAGCAACTTCCTTTTTTTAATGGCATTTCTGTTTCCTCCAATCTTAATCAAATATTGTTTTTATTTACATGTCCCACTTAATGCTCAAACGTATTCATATCAACCGGTTCCCCAACTTTCTGCCAGCAAGTTACATCAATTTTACAGTCAGGGAACTTTTCTTTCAGTTCCTCGTATACTTTCTTTACACTTCCGTAAGGGACAATTACTCTGAAGTAGTGTCTAAATTCACTATATACACCAGTTACCCACACATCTCTTTCTGTCGTTGGTCTTGCTACATTAATTTCGTATTCCATTTCAATACCTCCGTAATAAAATAATTGTTTCATTGTTAATTTAATTTCGTTAAGCTAACTCTAAAAGCTGCTCTAACCAATATGCAATTTGCATATTATCAGAATCAGTTTCTAAATCATCAGCCAGGTTCTTACATAATGTCTCCATACTATGTGCCATCTTTCCGTTCTCTTTACTCCAGAGATAATCTGCATAATAAATATATGCATTACATGCTACCTCTTTTTGTGTGAAACTGCCCTTCCATGCTACATTGCCATATACGGCAATGTCATAAAAGTCACTATACTCTAACATTTTATCTTCCACCTTTCTTATGCATAAAGCATACATGAACACCTATAATCTTTGAAAGGCGGTTGTGAGCCTGGATTTCAACTCACAGTTATAGATGCTCATGTATGCCTACGAATTCTTTTTGAACTCGTAAGCATTTAATTTCATTGAGTTTCAAATAGCATATTAACATTAATTTCTCTTGCGTGTCAATATGCTTATTTAATTTAATTAAGCTTTAGGCGGTTTTCTTCCCTCTTTTACCGGTTCCGCTGATAGTAAGATTGTCTCTCTGTGCAATTGCATCAAATACAACCTTATTTAACAGGTCAAAGATATAATACTGTGGCATATTTACTAAATTCTTAATAAACCACTCAGTACCCTTACATCTGGACAACAAAATCTTCTCCATCTGCACTTCATTTCCTTTATAATATGCATACAACTTCTCAATGGAACGAATTACCTTTGTTCCATATGCTGCTTTACTTGCAGATAAAGAACTGGTTTCCTTTCCATTCCATCTCAAATTATCAATAAGATTCAGAACCTTGTCTAAAAGCACTTTATCACTTTTAGTGCCATCTTTGATAGATGCAAAAGTACCAACGGGATTCTTTAATGTATCATCCCCCTTTACCTGTACATTATATTTATGACAAATATCTCTGAATTCAATATATTCAGGCTTATTCGCCTTGATGGATGCATTGTAATAATCCATCGGCTTCATATGTCCTCGATCTGTACTCTGTCCAAGGAATAATTCAATTGCTTCTTCCTCTGTAATCTCCATTACTTCAACTACAATGTCCGAAATCTCTGCAACTAATGCGCCAAGGATTCTATGCATACCATCAATACACTTGAGAATTCCATCTGTATACACAATCTTCGGTACTTCCCACTTGTGTTTATTGTAACCTGTACCAATTTCTCTTGCCCGTAATAAATCTGCATTTCTCTGCCAATCCGGAATATGAATGTAATGCGGAGGAATTACAAGCAAAACTTTATCACCAATTCTGCCGTTCCGTTTCGCTGTCTCCATAATTGTACGAATAATACTCTGCTCCCCAGCAGAAAATTCTGCATCTGCTTTCCGTACTACATTAAACATTGCTTCTACTTCTGTTGCCTTAAGATTTCTTCTCTTACTCATTTTTCATAACCAACCTTTCTTATTTATTCTCCTTTTTGTTACGCAGCCATAATAATACTACGTGCCTTATTGTCAACTTGTACTTCATTCGTACAAGTTGCAAAATCTCCCTTTGTTACCTTATAGCATCCCAACTGATGCAATACCTTTACCTTTTCTCTGATGTACTCAGATAAGGTAAGTTTCGGCTCAATAAAGAATCCTTCTCTCTTTGTTGAACTCGGCGAGTATCTACGGATAATCTCTCCACATGTAATTGCATGACTCATTTCCTTTACACCTCCTCCCATTCATATTCTTTTTCATATATGCTGCCACTACACAAAATGGCAGTTAAACCTATAAATACACATAAGATGATTAGAGTAATTGCAAACTCTGCATCAAACTTTATGAGCTTATAGGCTACAGCTCCTATAATAAGCAAACAAAATCCAAGAATCTTCTGTCCGATGGATTCCCAATTGATTACTCGTTTCGCTTTGCGTTGCTTCTCAAGTCTACGCTCAAGAGATGCAAGTTTCTCTTCTTCCGGTATATAGTACACATGTACGTTATTATTCATTTCTCTTTCTCCCATTAAAATAAGACCGCTATTGTGCTTTAACGGTCTTGCTTTTGTATAGGTTCTATGATATAATCATATGCACAACCTAGTTGTTTTGAATGAATTAGATTTCCAATTCGTCTAAAGTTTCCTCTAATTCATTCAGGTCACATGAGCACACAAATTTACCTCCAACGTAAATTTCGTAGTGCTCTTTTACTTTGCGTACTTCTAACATATAAAATACGCTCCTTTCTTATATAGATATCTTCCTTATGGAAGCTCTATATCTTTGCATTCCGTTGTCGCATCATACCAAATGCAGAATATTTGTATGTGTATCTAATCCTGGAACATCTCATTGAATCACCTTCTTTTGTTTTCTCTTTTGTGCATAAGAAAAACCCATGTCGGAGTTGAACCAACATGGGCTTGTTTATATTTCTGTCTAGTCGCTAGACTTTAATCTTCCATTCCAAAGATTAAATATGCATAGATATTCCCTCTATATTTTTTCGGAATTTTTTCTTGCTTTTTAACCACGTCATTTATGGTCTTAAATCCTTTTTTTCGCAAGTATTCCATTGTTTCTGGGCGCACCTTTAGAGTCTCTATGCTCTGTTTCGCAACTTCTTCAGAAATATTATGGACGATTGCTTTTTCTGCCATAAATCGCCCTCCTTTCCGGATACTAAATCCGTAAATAGTATACCATAAAAATCACCTCCCTTTCAATTTGATTTTATACATATAATAATATGTTTTTATAACCAAGGTTTTAATGTTTTCATGTCAATTACATAATCTCTGATACATGACATATTTATGAAGCCTGTTCCAAGTGATAAGAAATATTCACATTCTTTTAATGTACCTATAAATCGAACTTGTGCAAGACTTGATGTTTCATATATAACTTTATATATATCTCCAACTTTTCTAACTATAAACATAATAATTCCTCCTTAATCAAGTGTAAATTCTACTGTTCTATTTTCAAACGAACTTACCGGCACTTCATATGTGCAGCCATCAAATCCATAAGATACTTTTGTACTGTATGCGTCAAGCACATTGTTATATGTGCCTAAACTTACAGCCTGGAACGCTTCTGTAATTCCTATCACTTCATATAAATTATTCTTGTAAAAAATAGATACATCAAGCATCTGTGCAAGGGTTTTATTATTCATTGGTAAACACATAGTTTGATCCTCCTTAATAATATCTTCTAAAATCATGCATAGGTCTGTTACTACACTCATAATCTATAACTGATTTATCAGCATAATAATTTTCTTTGTCTAAGCGTATGCCTGAGCTACTTTTCTTATGTCTACGCTCATGCTTCATCATGCTCTCAATTTTTTTTATGTGTGTGTCTCGTCTAGTCACTAGACTTTTTTGTTTATCCTCTTCCTTGAACCAATGGCATTTTGTCCACCATGCACCGATTTTTTCTGCCCATGCCCAAATAGTGCGTGTGGTTATAGAATTTTCATGTGTTTTTATCCATCGTGTGCCATTGAATCTATACAACACAAGTGAACCGTCGTTACTTCTGCCATGCGCAGTACACATCCACCATGATTTTTCATCTTCACCATACCATGCTCCAAAAGGAATATGTTGATTCCATACGTAGGTATATGAATTATTACAGATATATATTTTCATGCGTAAAACCTCCTTTTATAATCTAGTCACTAGACAAAAAAATAATAGACAAAAGATATAAACCTTTTGTCTAGTCACTAGACTATAAAAAGCATACAAAAAGAGCAGGCGTTAACCTGCTCTTTTGTTTCTTGCTTTAATACTTGTTGCTTACTTCTCAACGTTGACAATGGCATTGTCTGCAAGCCACTGTTCAAAAGCCTGTTTAGGAACAGTGTATTCCTGACCATTGTAAGAGATAACAGTTGTTTCAACGTTTGTAGGCTCTTCAGACTGTTCTGCCTGCTCCGTTGCTTCCTGCTCGTTTGTCTCGTCACTAGACGAATTTTCCTGCTCTTCTGCTTTTGCTTTTTTCTTGTCAACTAAAGCCTGTAACTGCTTTACAGTAAATGCCATTAAATCAGCAAAAACATAATTTTCAAATACATCGTTATTACTAAAAATAGTAATGATTTTATCATAGCTGAATGGTAAAGTACCGTTTGCGAATAATGTAAAATAACCATTATCGAGTACATAATCCATAGCAATCATCCATCTAGAAATTGCTTTGCTACTTCTACCAACTAATTCTACAAGTTTTGCTTGAGTGGAAATTGGTTCAGTACAAATAGCTTCTCCGTGTTCGTTGCCTTGCTTATCAATGTATGCAGGGATTGTTTTTCCTAAAGCATAGGCACACTCTAAAGCAATATTGAATACTGATTTTTCAAGAGATTCAATCCGCAACTTGATGTCTTCGATTGTTTCAATGGCTGACATGCCATTCACTACTACCTCAATAATACTACTGTTTACTTCCTGCTTCTTGTTGTTGTTCTTGTTTGCCATAATACAAGCCTCCTATAATATAATATTGTTGTTCTTGTCTAGTCACTAGACAAGCTATTGTTTTTTGTCTAGTCAACTAGACAAAAGTATCTATTCCCATAGGGAATTTGTAAGTCAATTTATTTAACTTACAAACATATTGTATCATAGTCCGATATATAAAAAATAGATTTTTGGGAAAGTTAAAAATATTATTTATATACAATATATTGTTATTAAATAGCCTATAAACTACTAAATATAGGATTATATATGTTAAAAATCCGTATTTTAATAATATATATAGGGGGTACTAAAAACCAGGAACAGATCACCGGAATTTACCCAATTATATAGCTACTTTACTCACACACTGACCAAAAATTTCACGATTTCATCTTATCGTACCAAATATCGTACAACACCTAATTTTCCTACTATCCAAGCTTTAACTCTACCTAATTAAAAAGTTATCAACATATTATCCACAATCCACAATCTTCGAATTCCATATAAAAAATAAGGCATATTTAACGATGCTCAAAAATTTATCCACAAAATAAAAAGAACCATCTAAGCAGCAAGATGGTAATTGGGCATAATAGATATAATACGTATTGTAGTGTATTATGGTATGGGGGGTATAATAAAACCAAACAAACCGGCAATAAAGATAGGTATATATAGTTATAGATATGAAGCAAAAATATAATTCTCACATCAAACATAGTTTAAGCTCTACGAAATTAAAAGCTTGACAACAGAATAATATATGATATATTAGAGTTAGCTCTACATAATTAAAAGTCTATAGTAATATATAATATATAAAAATATATAATTAATTTAATATAGATAATCTATTATATAGAATGAACTATTCGCAAGGAACAACTTATCATGCTAAAAGATTTAATATGCTAAGAGATTTATACTGTCTTTGTCTCCGACGGTATATACTCTTCGTCTAGGAACAGTGCGCTAACGCTTACTGTTCTACTAGACTCAGAGTTTTCTTCACAAACCTATTCCGGTTCTTACGAACCGTTCATAGGATTTGTTCAGAAGAAAGAATTTTTTATTTTTTATTTTTCTACTTTTTAATACCCTGTTCTTTAGGGACATCGCTTAAAACGCCTATAAAATAAGGACTTTTTTTCAATTCTTCTACTTTTTGTTTTAAGTGAAAAACAAGAAATAACGAGGTCACAAACAGCAAAAACATAAGAAAAATAAGGATTTTACAAAAATAATCTTCTACTTTTTTTAAAAAAAAGGTAGAAGAATGAAAGGGATATAAAAAATGCAAGTAAACATAATTGATTCTATAATGGGATCAGGAAAAACAACAGCAGCAATTAATTATATTAACAAATCTGATTCAACAAAAAAGTTTATATATGTAACACCATATTTAAAAGAGGTTGAGAGGATTATTGAAAAATGTCCAGAGAAGCATTTTCAAGAGCCAAAAGAATATGGAACTAAGATAAGAGGTATAAAAGATTTACTTAATAAAGGTAAGAATATAGCCACAACACATACATTATTTCATTTATTTGATCAAGAAATAATAGATTTATGTTATTCACAAGGATATGTATTAATAATGGATGAAGTAACAGATGTAGTTGAGCCATTACATATTAAGCCAATGGATTTAGAAGTTTTATTAAAAGACTTTGTTATAGTAGATGATAAGCAAATGGTACGATGGCGAGAGGATAAAATGGATTATGATATAAATACAGGGGATGCATTTTTACAAGTTAAACATTTATGTGAATTAAACTGTTTAGCATCATATGGTAATAATTTTATGATATGGATGTTTCCTGTACAAATATTTGAGGCATTCAGAGAAAGTTATATATTAACGTATATGTTTCATGCACAGTTACAAAAGTATTATTATGATTATCATGATATAGAATATAAATACTTATATATAAAAGGGAACAATCCAAGCAACTATGAATTTAGTGAAGAGCCTGTTAAATATACTTCTTTATATAATTATAAAGAGCTTATAAACATATATGAAGACGAGAAATTAAATATGATAGGTGACGCTGATTTTTCATTATCAAAAACATGGTACAAACGAAATGAGAATAATAGTTTAATAAAGCAATTAAAGAATAACACATATAACTTTTTTAATAAAAAGCATATTGTATATAATGAAGTAACCGGTGAAATGGAGTTATCTAAATCATCTAATAATATATGGACAACATTTAAAGACTATAAAACCATATTATCAGGAAAAGGGTACACAAAAGGGTTTTTATCATCGAATATGAGAGCAACGAATGAATATAGAGATCGTACAGCTATTGCGTACCTTGTAAATAAATATATCAATCCTTATATTAAGAGTTTTTTCTTAGCGAATAATATTAAAGTATACGAAGATGATTTTGCAATTTCAGAGATGTTACAATTTCTTTGGCGTTCTGGGATAAGAGAAGGTAAACATATAACAGTGTATATACCCAGTCGTAGAATGCGTACTTTATTAACTAATTGGATAAATGAGCAAGACTATGAACCCTAAGGTCAATGAAATTAAAAATTATAGTTGACAAATCATATAAGATGTATTATATTAAGCTCAACGAAATTAAAAGAATAGAACAAAGAAAGGAATGTATATGTATAAGATAATTAATATAACGGATAGAGTCGGCAATGTAAAAGAAACATTTATTAAAGAGCTGCGACAAGTACATCCTGATATGAAAGGGTTATTATTATATCCATTAAGTACTGCACAGAGATTATGTTTTGTTTGGGCAGATAAGAGTGAAAAGATGTTAAGGACATCTCCTATTGAGAGTTATAAAGAGGATGTATATACAGTTACTGTAATTACGGAGAATAGTATATATACGTTAGAAAGGGTGAAATAAATAGTAATGCACGGAAATGCAAAAGATTTAACAGGACAACGTTTTGGAAGATTAGTGGTTGAAAGAGAATATGAAAATAAATATGTAAATGGAAAAAAAAGAACGTCTGTAATGTGGATATGTAGTTGTGATTGCGGGAAAAAAGAAGTTATTAAATCTAGTAGTAATTTGAGACCTAATTCTTCTTGTGGATGTCTTAAGTATGAAAAAAGCGTAGAGTCCGGTCATAATAAAAAATTATACAATAATTATGATTTATCAGGCGAATATGGTATTGGATATACATTGAAGGGCGAAGAGTTTTATTTTGACTTAGAAGATTATGATAAGATTAAAGAACATTGTTGGCATATTACAACACAAGGATATGTAAGAACAAATATTCAATTATCAGATAATAAAAGAGGTGCATTATTTTTTCATAACATAGTGATGAATAATGAATTTTCATATCAACATATGGTTGACCATATTGGTGGGTTAGAAACTCGTAATGATAATCGAAAATATAATCTGCGTATTGTTAATAACAGTAAAAATCAAATGAATACTAAACTTCGAAGAGATAATTCGTCTGGCGTAAAAGGGGTAAATTGGTGTAACACAAACAATACATGGATAGCACGAATTCAAGTTAATGGTAGTCGTATATATTTAGGAGAATTTAAAAATTTTGAAGATGCGGTAAAAACACGAAAAGAAGCTGAAAAAAAATTTTTTGGAGAATATTCATATAAAATATACAAGGAGTAAATCATTATGGAAAATAAAGAAAATATGATCGAATTCATCAGCGGTTCAAAGACTGCAACTGTAAGTTTTACTAATTTAAAAGAGATTAATAGAATTAAAAAACTTTATGAAGAACGTAAAAATGAATTTAAGAGTTTTCATATTAATGAAGATGGAAGTGTATGTGCTAGATTACCGAAGCGTTGGATAAAAGTAAACGCTGGTTCTGTGCCTGGAACTCGTGCTAAGAGAGAAATGACAGACGAACAGAAGCAAGCATTAAGAGAGAGATTAGCCAAAGGTAGAGCTAAGAAAAAGTAAGCACACTTCTCTTCTATTCTCTTGTTCAAAACTATTGAATATTTCAATAAATGAGATGGTAATTCCGGGCTAAAATAGTTCACAGGATAAATTGGTCATCGAAAAAGTAAAAACGATTTTTGATGATAATTTCTACATAATATTTATATGGAAAGGATTTTAGCAATGATATATTTTGATCACGCTGCGACTTCACGAGTATCAGATAAGGTTATAGAGGATATAACATGGTGTTTGCAGAATGTACAAGGTAATCCAAGTAGTTTACATTCTGAAGGTCATAAAGCAAAGATGATACTTGAAAAGAGTAGAAAGAAAGTTGCGGATTATATTGGAGCTGAAGCTGATGAGATTATATTTACAGCATCAGGATCTGAAGCAAACAATTTAGCCATTCAAGGTTTTCTTAAAGCAAATGATTTATATGATTGTATTATTACTACTGAGATTGAGCATCCGAGTGTATATAACACATGTAGGAAGTATGAGGATACATATAAAGTTGCATATATTCCGTTAGATAATACTGGACGAGTTGAATTAAATAGATTTCATCAACTTATAACAGAGTTAAGTTGTAGAAAATTTTGCTTTATCAGTGTAATGATGGCTAATAATGAGATAGGGACAATTCAACCCATACAAGAGATTGTAAGAGAATCACATAGATTAGAAGGAATAGTACACGTTGATGCAACACAAGCGGTTGGTAATGTACCGGTTAATGTTAAAGAGCTTGGAGTTGATTTGTTAACATTCAGTGCTCACAAGCTGGGTCTCCCGCGTGGTGTAGGAGTATTGTATAAACGAAAAGGTATTAAGATTGAGCCTATAGTATATGGTGGGCATCAAGAGAACAATCTTCATGCCGGTACTGAAAACGTAGCAATGATATATGCATTAGGGAACCAATTAAAACGAATGAAGGATAAAAAGTTCCCTAATACAGAGACACTTAATTACTTAACCTGTAGAATAGATGATGTTTGTACAGAATTAGGGATTAAGTTAAAAATGAATGGTTCTATTTTATATAGATTACCGAACATCCTCTCTCTCACTTTTAAAGGAATTTCTGCTGAGACTCTTATTACATTGATGGATATTGAGGGAGTATGTGTTAGTGCAGGATCAGCATGTTCCTCCGGCGAACAGAAACCAAGTCGGGTACTTAAAGCTATTGGATTAAGTGATGAAGATGCTAAGAGTACGGTAAGAATTAGTATGGATCATGATGCTACTGTTGAAGATTGTGATAAATTTTTGAGGGTATTAAGGAATAGTTTATATACTATTTCGAAGTTAACTAAAGAGGATTAAATGCAAGCATTTTAACTTAGGACGGTGAAGAATGTCAGAGTATGGAATTAAAATAAAGAACTTTCAAGCTGGTTCTTTATACGGATACAATTTAGGAATTAGAGATAGACTTGATAGTACAGATGCGATGCTCACAAATAGTTTGTTCAGTGATTTTCTTAAAGAGAACGGATTAAATATTTGGAAAGGTGAATCTACCAGAGATGTTATCTGTATTGAATTTAATTATGGTACACGTTCTTATGAAGAAGAGATTCAGAACTTTGATAAGATAATTAAGAATATATCAAAAGAAGAAAAATTGTCGGACGAGCAAAAACAAGAAAAAATTCAGAAGATAGAATTTCTTAAACAACGTGCAACCGAGAATAAAGATAAATTTCAAAAGAAATCTCATCAAGAAATAAGAACTTTATTTTATACACAAGGAGTAGATATTAATTATAAAACCTATAATAAAAAAGGTGATGTAATTAAAGAAGAAAAAATACATTATAAGATGTTGTACAGAACTCCGGGAAAAGCAAAGAAGGGTTCTTGTATGTTTATTAATGAGACACTCTATGATAAAGCAAGAGAATTTTTATATATGGGGATTAAGTTACCTGAAGAAAACTCTCCTATTGTAGAAATGGGAGCATACTCTTCTCTTATTACTTCTTCTATTGTGGGGCGAGTACAGATTTTGCCGGAACAAATTTTGGTATTGCAAGATGTAGATTCATTTTTTCAAACTAATGTAATAAGTGTTGAAACTGACGAGGATAAACATTGTAAGGCTGTTCCGGTAGAGAATTACAAAGTGAAGAATACATTATTTGACGGACAGGCATTAATTGACACTTCGATTTTCCCTGACTGGGGAGAAGGATATATTTTATTAAGACATCACTTATGTAAGATGGCAGCATTCCATACAAATATCCAAATATTTATGAAAGAATATTATGGAGAAGAATATGAAACCGCCACTGTTAAAGATATGTTTGGTAGAGATGTCCGTGTAAAAGATATTAAGCTTATTACTACAGACAATGCAATGAAGTGGTTAAAGTTTGATATTTCATACGAATACTGGAGTGATTGGGTAAGAGCAAATAATTGTATGTTTGGAATAGTTAAGACCGCACATCAGAGTAAGCTTGGTGAAGTTCAAAGAATGAGTTATCAAATGATAAATTCTTTGGATATGAATATTATGCCACAAGTAGTTCAGTGTAGCATGGATTATATTGAACAGCTTAAAACCAACGATGATGTGTTCTTGGATTACCTTAGAGATAATACTAACTTTTCTAATGATTATGAAGTGTTGGTGGCTTTGGTTGAGCAAGATAGAGAATTCTTAAGAAGTGAATATTTCAGACATAGAAAAGAATGGATTATTAAGTCTTATGTAATGAATTTTAAGAACGGTAAGATTATTCAGAACGCAGATAATTTAGTTATTATTGGTTCTCCATATGCAATGTTACTTCATGCGGTAGGTGAAGATGTAAATAATGATTGTACGTTTTGTGTAGAAAATGGAACAATTCAATGTTATACGGAACGATTTAATAATGGAGAATATTTGGCAGAATTCAGATCTCCATTTAACAGCAAGAATAATATGGGTTATTTACATAATGTTTATCATGAATATTTTGATAAATATTTTAAATTCGGTAAACAGATTATTGCAGTTAATCTGATTGGTACAGATTTTCAGGATCGTAACAATGGAGCAGACCAGGATTCAGATAGTCTATATGTTACTAACCAATCAAGTATTGTTGAATATGCGAGATATTGTTATTTGCACTATCCCACTATTGTCAATAACATTCCGAAAGAAAAGAATAGTTACTCTTTGTCACTAGAGAATTATGCAAAGATTGATAACAATCTTGCCGCAGCACAGTTAGCAATTGGTGAATCAAGTAATCTTGCACAGATATGCTTAACATACACATATAATTTTGACGATCAGAAATATAAGGATTATGTATGTATATTATCTGTACTTGCACAGGTTGCAATTGATAATGCAAAGCGTAGATTTGATATTGACTTAACTGAAGAAATTAGTCGTATAAAAAAAGATATGAATATTAAGTCAAATGGATATCCTGTTTTTTGGGGAATTATCAGAAGGGACTTTAATAAAAAACGTATAAATAGAAAGCTTGTGTGTCCAATGAATTATATATTCAATGTTGAGGTTGGTAAGTATAGAAATAGTGCTACTACTCTTCCAATGAGTGACTTTTTTATCAGTTTCCCATTGGCTGAAGGACGTAGAAAATCAAAAAAAGTTGAAGAGATGATTCAAGAATTTTCATTTGATTTGTATAATTATAATGTTTCCGATGATGAAGATGATGAGAAGTATTTGCTCCTTAGAAATGATTTTGAATTATTAGTTCAAAATATACGGAAACTTTATATATCAAAAAACTATATTGGTTTAATGTCATGGCTAATAGATAGGGCTTTTTGTATCAGTTTGGGTGCAAGAAGAAATGAGCATTGGTTACAAAGTACTATAAATACCAATAAAACATTGTTACTTAAAACATTGTACAATGTAAATTCCGAAGCATTATTGCAGTGTTTTTCAAGAAATTTGATAGGCGTTACAAATTCTAACATTCAAAAAACCCTTATAAACTAAAGGAAATTAAAAGGTCGCATTAACCAAGCTTATGAAGAGAAATGGCGTATTGTCAAAGTACTTCAACCGCTATTACCGATTGCGGGATATAAATAGGGAATTCGAATGCATAACGCCCAACCCCAGGCTTAATATGGGGTTTGATCAAAAAAATCTATAGATTAGGAGAACAAGGATGAGAGAATATAGAAATGATAAGGGGACTAAGGAACATTATACTTCTTTAGATGCGCTCCGTGCTGCATTTGGTTGCAAACCAATTGTTAAGAGAACTAAGGATGAGAATAAGTTACAGGCTCAGAAGGAAGCGTTTTGTGGCAAGCATAAATGCAAAGCTTGTGGACAACCAATGAATTATGTTGGTGGTAATATGATGGCATGTACTAATCAAGCATGTAAGGGTATCAAAATTGAAAGAACTCTTCCGGATGGAACAAAGTCAGCAACATATGATGTAGCATATGATTTGCTCGATGACACCGGAGCTGAGATTGCAAAGAATTTATTTTTTTAACGAAGCTTAACATAATTAAATAGTGAAATAATAGTGAACTTATACCCTATTGTGAATGGGGATAAAATAAAAATTAAAGGAATTAAAAGGAGAAAAAAGAAATGAATAAGAGTGATCTGATTTCAAACGTAGCAACTAAGTGTGGATACACGAAGAAGGATACTGGTGCGGTAGTAGATGCATTTGTACAGACTGTTATTGAAGCCGTGGCTAATGGTGACGAAGTATCTATCGCAGGTTTTGGTAAATTTAGCGCAGTAGATGTAGCTGAGAGAACTGGTATTATTCAGATGGGTGAACGTAAGGGCGAGACTTATGTAACTCCGGCACACAAGGCACCGAAGTTTAAGGTAGCTTCCGCTTTCAAAGAAGCAGTTAAGTAATTTTTTCGAAGCTTAACATAATTAAATAATTACAAGTAAATATTGATAAAAGGGCACGTCCTGTGCCCAATATTGCGGGGTGCTCGTACCAATGGACAGTCGGCTGGTTCATGCCCAGTAAACATGTGGGTTCAAGTCCCATCCCCGCATCTACTCTTCTATCCTAGTGTAGATAGAGCTGAGATTTTGTCATTATGACATTTTTGTATAAATAATAAATTGAACGAAGAAGATTGTGGTCGTTCGGCTCACAGTTGGAGTTCTTATCAAGAGTATGGTTCGCTCTTCCGAATAGGCTGAAGGCTGAAAACAAAGGAACCATATTGTGCTCATTTATAATGAGAGTTCGTAGTTTGGCAGTGTAATCTTGGAGAGCCTTTATGGTATATCTAAAACTGTCCGTCTCCCTCTACGTTAAAGAGGAACACTAAAGAATGCTTGGAGGAATCCGAGTTGTGGCATGAGACACGTAAAACCTTATGCAGTGGAAAGGTCTTGCCTTAGTAGACGACTCAGAATTATAAGCTTATATGGCTGACGAAGCCACTTGCAGAACGTAGAATCTTTTAGATAGAACGTAAACTGGATGTCCGGAAATCCGAAGTTTCAGCTAGTTGACTGCTTTACGCTGACAAAATTATAAAGATGTACTCACTTGGTTAAGTTTACGCTCATTTGGGTGGTGTAGCTACCAGACTGAATGTCCGGTGAAAAACCTATCGGTGCGCAACGAGCTTCTTCGGAGGGTGAGTTTTTATATATGGGCTTTTATAGCGGTGATTGTGGCACGACAATCAGGTAGGAGCATTACCTACAGAGTCCACTATTAAAAACTACATACGCAGAGTTTAGGAGCAGTTACTACTGCTCTATTTTTATGCGCAAATATAAGAAAATCGAGGAAAGAAAATTGAAACAAATCAGTAAAGAAGTTGCTCATCGGTTAAATCGTGAATTTGGAATCCCGTTTAGTTGTGAAAAGGGAATTTCCAGTTCTAAGACAAAGTATAAGAAGTATTATCTTTGTGAAAGTAAAAGAAATATGTCTTGTTTATACAAATTGAATAAAGCTAAGTAAAAGGGGCTGAACGAATTGGGTAAGAAGAAAATCAAAGATGATGGCATATTTTTTGTTGGAAATAATGCAGATGATGTAACAGGAAGTTGTGTTTATATTAGACATAATGGAAAGCAAATCCTCTTAGAAATGGGAATGGTACAAAACAATGATTATCTTGAAAGTTATAAGGCTAATAGTGAAAAATTAAAATTCGATCCTGAACAGATAGATTATGTTTTTGTAAACCATTGTCATATTGATCATTGCGGTATGTTACCACGTCTTGTTAAAATGGGGTTCAATGGTAAAATTATTACATCTCATGCAACTGCCATGCTTATGAAGCCCTTATTACTTAATTGTGCTTATATATTAAATAGTGAAGCTGGTGTTTTATCTTATAAATATAAAAGAAATTATGAACCATTATATGATGAATCAGATGTATATCAAACTTTAACTAAAATATATGAGTATGATGATATGCATAGGATTTATGAGTTGGATGATATTGTATCTTTTGAGTGGCTTGAAAATAGTCATTGTGTAGGAGCAAGGCAGCTTCGATTAGGATTAGTTGATAAGAACGGAATTAAGAAACATATATTATATACATCTGATATTGGAGCCATAAATACTGATAATCATTATTTGAAAAATACAGAGATTGATAATAGATATAATCATGCGGTTATAATGGAATCTACATACGGGGAACCATGTAGACAGAATAAGAAAACCAGAAAGTTCGATCTTGAGCATTTACGTGTTGCAATTGATACGGTAATGGAAAGAGGTGGAACTTTTATTATGCCTTGTTTTTCATTTTCAAGAACGCAAGAGATATTAACAAATCTGTATAAGATTTATCATGATATAGGATTCCAATATGATATTGTTGTTGATTCAATATTAACATGTGACATATGTAAATTATATGATGAACTTTTAGATGGAGATGACCTTAAACTATGGAAGAAGGTTAAAAATTGGGATAATGTGAAATTCATTTCTGACAAAGATGCATCATTGATGTGCGTGAAATCACATATTCCAAAGATTGTATTGAGCAGTTCAGGATTTTGTACCAACGGGCGTGTTCTAAGTTATCTTCATGAATATTTAAATGATGATAAAAGCATGGTTGCTTTTTCAGGATATGTTGGTGCTGATAACAGCTATTTAAGCTATAGAATTAAGAATTATAAGGAAAATAAGATTATTAAAATTAGTGGAGATCCTGTAGAAAATAAGGTCGATTGTATAAATCTATCAACGTTCTCATCTCATGCAAATCGCAGAGATTTAATTGAGTTCGGAAGTAGTCAGAACACTGAAAAACTTATACTTGTTCATGGCTCTATAGTAGCTAAGAACAGCTTAAAAGAAGATTTAAAGAAAGCCATATCTAAGAAAGATAAATCATTTAAGGTGCTTGCTGCGAGTAAAGATATGGTTGTACATTTATAAAATATTGGATAAAAGGGAGGAAACTCTTTAATGAATAAACAGTACAAGGAGATTTTTACTCCTTATGTCGCAAGGCGTTTGTTGAGAATGGGTAATCCAATTTATGATATTAAGCCCAAAAAAGAAGATAGAAATCAAACTATTTTTATTTTTGAAATAACAGAAAAGTTACAAAAAGATATGGCTAGTGCTATCCAGCACTAGCTTTTTTAGTGCAAAAGAAAGGACAAAAAGATTATGGCAAAAGAAAAAATATGCGGTATTTATAAGATTGAAAACGTAACCAATGGGAAATTGTATATTGGTAGTTCTGTGGATATTTATCGCAGATGGAAAGAACATACTACCTCTTTAAACAACAATAAGCATCATTCTCCGCACTTGCAGTATTCTTGGAATAAACATGGGAAATATAATTTTAAATTTGAAATTATTGAAATATGTTGCGAAGATGAATTATTGGTTCGTGAGCAATATTATATTGATTCATTAAATGTTTTAGATGAAAAATTTGGATATAATACTGCACCATATGCAGATAAGCCATTTTTAACACCAAACGGAAAAGAGAAAATGATTGCAATAAACCGAGAAAAGTTTAAAGGTGAAGGAAGTGGTTTTCATAAATATACAGAAAATGATATATTACGCTGCATAGAACTATTAAAAACTGGTTTATATACATATCAAGAAATTTCAGAAATAACAAATGTTTCAATTGGGGTTATAGAATGTGTAAGAACTCATAAGTCGTGGAATTATTTAACATCTGGAATGGAATTTCCTAAAACTATTAGGAATGTAAAAGGCAATCAAACATTGTCGTATGACAAAGTAAAAGAGATAATTGAATTGTTGAAAGAAGGAAAGAGCAATTCTGAAATAGCAAAAATATATGGAATAACTCGTGATGCAATAAATGCAATTAGAACTGGTAAATCATATAAAGAATTAACAAATAATTTAGAATTACCATCAACAAGAAATAGAGATTTTACTGAAGAAGAAATACAAGAAATAATTCAGATGTTGTTAGATGGTAAACAAAATTTATATATAGCTAATTTATTTAATGTTAATAAAGGAAGAATAGCCGAGATTAGAAATCATAGAAGTTATTGTTCATATACAGATGGAATCGTGTTTCCAAAAGGCACTCCAAAACAAACTGAATTTTCTGGTAAACAGAAAGATGTAATTGAATATTATAATTCGCATCCTAGTACAACACAGGCGGAGATAGCAAATCATTTTGGATTACATCAATCAACTATTAGTTCTACATTAAGTAAATTTAAGCATTTATTAAAATATTGAGATAAAAGGAGTAAACCTATGTCAGGATTTATTGAAATGGATTTAAATGAATTACTGAATAAGGGTTCTTTACCCGACCCAGTAATGTATCAATATTATAAAGGGTTACAGAATAATACAATTGTAATTAATGATGAAATTACAGATTGTTTATTAGAATTTGCTACTCTTCCACTTTTACAGATGGATGCAGATCCGAATGTAAAAGAAATACATATTGTGTTGAATACCTGCGGAGGAGATATTTATAGCGGATTTTCATTTGTAGCAGCTTTAGAGAAAGTATCTAAGCCTACGACATTAAGAATTATTGGCATGGCTGCTTCTATGGGTGGATTAATTGCAATGGCAAAGAACCCAAATCTTACAGTTATTTGTGATAGATTTTCTGTAGGGTTGATTCATAGTGGTTCTCAGTACATGTCCGGAAGTTCTCATGCTGTGCGTGATACTTTTAAATTTAGTGAACGCTACGAAGAAAAAATTAAGAACTACATTTTAACGCATACCAAAATTGATGAAGAAATGTATCGTGAAATTGAACGTCAAGAATTTTGGATGGACGCGGAAGACATGTTAAAATACGGCATCGTTGACGAAATCATTTAATTTTTAACACAAAAGCAACGTAAATTTTCACAATTATCATACTATCATATGATTTTGCTGATGTCAAGAAAATCATAAATATAAAGGATTAAAAGGAGAAAAATAATGATTGAGATTAAGGAAACTGAACAGAAAACTACCGCAGCAAAGAGAAATATTAAGTTTAAAGATATTTTGGTAAAAGAGATTCGTTTAGTGGATGCTGATGGAGAAGATTTAACTCAGAAGTTTATTGATGCTATTCCGAAAGGAATGGAGACTGTTGAGTTAAAAGTAAGTTTCGAGTTAGATAGTGAAGAATAAATAATTACGGAGGGTGCAGATATTGCACTCTCCTATTTTATTGGAGGAAAAGGAATAAATGTTTGATATTGAAAAGACTCTTGCCGAGTATGGTCTTACACCTGAAAGGTATGAAATATTATTAAAAGACTGTTCTGACAAGGTACATAAGGTATCCGACATTGATTGGTCAGAGATTGCATCAAAATATGGGATTGAATGGAACGGTGATTCTTTAAGAAAGGCACAACAACCGCCATTATTGGGTGGAGCTTTTGTTAGAGAATATTATTTTTGGAAAAATAACCAAAATGATAATGATAGTAAAAGTGAATACGTTGACGAGTTAAAATCTATTAAAGATGAAATTTTCAAAGAAAAACGTAAATTATACGATCAGCGTAGAGAATATAATAAATTGCTTACCCGTGATGCAAGAGCAGAGCATTTAAATGATGAACTTATTAGTGTAGCAAGAGAAATGAATGATTCTCTCCCGCTTATTGTTTCTGAAGAACTGAAACCTGTTAACACAAAGAAAGAAGCTTTGGCTTGTTGGTCTGATTGGCATTATGGGATGGTAACAGATAATATTTGGAACACATATAATACAGATATTTGCAGAGAACGTGTTCAGAAGTTGATTTATTACACTATTCAACATTTAGAGCTTAATAAGATTGATGCGCTTTCAATTGTATTACTTGGTGATGCGGCTCATGGTGGTGTACATACATCTTGTCGTGTCCAATCTGAAGAAGATGTTTGTGATCAGATTATGCATGTATCTGAAATTATGGCAGAAGCAATCAATGAGATTTCAAAACATGTTAATCAGATTACTGTTTATAGTTGTTATGGTAATCATTTGAGAACCATTCAAGAAAAAAAAGATAGTGTTGATTCTGATAATATGGAAAAGCTTATTCCATGGTGGCTTAAACAGAGATTAAAGGATAACCATAAGGTTAATATTGTAGAATCTGAATATAAAGAATTTACGAGAATTGATATTCTTGGCTATCATATTTGTTGTGTCCACGGGAATCTTGATAAATTTAGAAATCTTGGCACTACTGTCAATACAATTTTCAGTAGGAAATTTAATGAAACCATTGATTATACAATTAGTGGAGACAAACATCATTTGGAAGAGTTTGAACAATTTGATATTGAAAGTATATTAATTAGGTCTCTTTGCGGAACTGATGATTATGCAAATGAAAGACGTTTATATTCAAAGCCGGGACAGACCTTGATTATATTTAACAATCAGTATGGTCGAGAGGCTACATATCATATTCCGTTAAATTAAACTTCTCTTCCTTCTTTCTTTATATATTCATGGAGGGCGTTCTGCCCTCCTATTCTTCTAAGGAGGTATTTTATGTATAGAATTATGTTGGTTGCTAAAGAGGGTAAAACCATTCAGGATACACTTTATAAGTATCTTACTGTAACTAATACTCAAAACGAAGTTGTTCCGTATGAGGCTGCAACTATTGAGGAGTTAGATACTCAGGTTGAATCTATGCTTAATGGTGAATATAGAAAAAAGGATTTTATTATTATTCAGGTTACTGAATATGGTGTTGTAGCTGATTTGGCTGAGAATCAGTAAGGATATAAAAACGTATTTTGATTTAGGAGAGTGGCGATTGCTACTCTCTTATTATATTTGCTTCCTTGGTGTAATTGGAAACACTAATGATTTGTACTCATTGTATACAGATTCGAGTTCTGTAGGAAGCTTTATGGTCGGTCAGTTAGACCGGTAAGGAGAATTACAAGGTTATTCCTTATCTCCACCTTCTTATGTACTAAGGAGGAAATAATTATGATGGGAATTTATAAAATTGAAAACAAAGTTAATGGAAAAGTTTATGTTGGACAGAGTGTGAATATTGAGCTACGATGGGGAAATCATAAATCTGAGCTAAAACATAATAATCATAATAATAAATATTTACAAAGAGCGTGGAATAAATATGGTTCTGAAAATTTTGAATTTACCGTTTTAGAAGAATGTGAGTTACGTGAATTAAATTCAAAAGAAATATTTTGGATTGAATATTTTGATTCTTATAATTCTGGTTATAATGCAACGTTGGGAGGAGAAGGAACCCAAATGATTTCAGAAAATACTATACAAAAAATATATGAATTATATTCTTCCGGTGATTATATTCCAAGAGAAATTGGTGAAATGCTCGGTGTAGATAGGCGAACAGTTGAACGGTATTTAAATAATGGTACAGAATTAGGGATATGTGATTATAATGGTTCTCTTAGCAGATTGAATTGCCATGTTAAAAAAGTTATTTGTTTAAACACTTTAGAAATATTCGAAAGTGTTAAAGAGGCACAAGATAAATATAAAGTTTATGGTATTGCCTCATGCTGTAAGCATAAACATAAATATGCCGGAACGAATATTGATGGAGAGCCGTTATTATGGATGCATTTAGATGAGTATATTTTATATTCAGAAGCAGAAATAAATGATTACATAAACAATATTAGATTAGAAATATATAGCAAATATGTTGTTTGTTTAAATACATTACAAATATTTGAAAGTACTAGAAAAGCATGTGATTGGTGTGGACTCAAGCAAGTTAGATCAATTCAACTTTGTTGTACAAATAATGCTAATTATGCAGGAAAACATCCTATTACTGGTGAAAAATTACGTTGGATGTATTATGAAAATTATATAAAAGAAAATGAAAAAAGCACTCTTTCATTATTGAAGAGTGCTTAATTTATTGGATTAAAAGGAGTGTGAGGATATGGCTAGAGTTGTTGAGCCAATTTCAGATGAACAATTAAAGAAAATAACTGTAGCCAATCTGCGAAAAGAATATTCTAAGTTGGCTGATTTTTACAGAAAAATTGTCAATGGTGAAATTATTAAATGTGATAAGTGTGGCGAATGGAAAGGTGCAAATGCTTTTTATCAATCTAATACTTCTGCTGATGGTATAGAACGTTATGGTTGTAAGGAGTGTATTTTGAATGAATGTACTGATTACGACAAGAAAACAAAAATCAGAACAGACAACAAAGAAAAAACTATTGAAACATTTAGGAAGTTAAATTGGTATTTCAATGAGGTCGCATATTTAGATCAGTTGAAAACAATAAATGAAGCCACCGGTGAAAAGGTGCGTTCTACCGCTGTTCAGCAATGGATAGTAATGTACAAATCGCTTCCAAATTGGCGTGGACTGACATTTAAAGATAGTGAATTTTTTGATGAGGGTGAAATATTAGAATTAACCACTAATAGAAAGCCAAGAAAAGAGATTTTAAAAGTTTTTGGAAGCGGGTTCACTAACGAAGATTATTTATATTTACAAGACCAGTACGACGACTGGCGAATGAGGGTTCAGGTTGATAGCAAGTCGCAGGAAACATATATTGTTCAGATTTGTTTTAAGCAATTAGAAATTTGGAAGGCTCAAAAGTTCGGTAAAGATACAGACAAACTTGTTAAGTCGTTAAACGATCTTATGAACGGTGCAAATTTACAGCCTCGTCAGAATGTGGGTAACGCAGCAACAGATTCTCTTACCTTCGGACAATTGATTGAGCGATGGGAGATGGAACGTCCGATACCAACTCCGGCTCCAGAATTCCAAGATTGTGATAATATTGGAAAATATTTAAGAGTATTTTTCTCTGGCTGGCTGGCTAAGGCAATCGGTCTTAAAAACGCATATTCTCAAGAATGTGAGGATTATATTAAACAATACGCTGTAACAAAACCAGAATATCAAGAAGAAGGTAGTTCTAACGATATTTACAGTGCTTTATTTGGAAGCGACGGTGAGTAATATGGCTAAAAGAGGTCTCACCGATAAACAAATTCAGCAAGATAAAACAGATAAAATTATGAATATTATTGCTGAAAGAGCCGCCTATTATCGTGCAAATCCGCAAAGATGGGTTGAGGATTTCATTCCCGATTTGCATTTAAAGTTGTTCCAAAAAATATTGTTATGGGCAATGAATCATTATGATAATTTCTATTTTGTAGCATCTCGTGGAATGTCCAAGACGTATTTGGTTGCTTTGTTTGCACTATTTAGATGCATCTGTTATCCGGGTACAAAATGCGTCTGCGCATCATACACTTTTAAACAAGGTAAGGAAATAATTCTTAAGATAACAGATGACTTTATGCAAAAGTCTGCTCTGATAAGAAACGAGATAAGTAAGGTTAGTGTAGGACAAAATGATTGTGCTATATATTTTAAATGTGGTTCTTGGATGCGTGTTGTAGTTGCGGCGGAATCGAGCCGTGGTGCTAGAAGTAACGTACTTCTTATTGATGAAAGCCGCATGGTAGAACAAAAAATTGTTGATACAGTATTGAAACCTATGAACTCTTCTCCAAGACAACCAGGATATTTGTCCAAACCGGAATATTCACATTTACAAGAAATGAATAAAGAAATGTATATGAGTTCTGCGTGGTATTGTGCTTCAGAGATGTTTGAAAAAGTAAAAGCATATACTGCGAACATGCTTAATCCGGAACTTAACTATTTTATATGCGACCTTCCATATACTTTAAGTATTAAAGAAGGTTTGTTGATGAGACAACAGATAGAGAATGAGATGTCTGAGGCAACGTTTAGTGATATTTCGTTTATGATGGAGCGAGAAGGATTATTTTATGGTAGTACTGAAGATGCCCTTTTTGATTTCAAGACATTAAATGACAGACGAATTCTTGAAGATAGTTTACATCACTTGGATTATTATCGTGATAATAATTTAAAGATTCCAGAGAAACAAAAGGGAGAACTAAGAATATTATCTGTGGATATAGCTCTTCTTGCGTCGAAGCGTCATGACAATGATGCTTCAGCTTTGCTTATCCACTCTGCGATACCTACCTCTTCTCATAATTATATTGACAATATTGTATTTATTGACACTCAAGAAGGTTTGGTTACAGAGGAACTTGGGTTATTAGTAATGAGATATTTTTATCAATACAACTGTGATTACATAGCAATTGATGCAAATGGCGTGGGACAGTCAATTCTAGATTACCTTATGGCAGATCGTTTTGATCCGGTGTATGGACAAGCTTATGGAGCTTTAGACTGTGTTGATTCTCCGGAATTATCCGAACGTTGTAAAGTAAAAGGTGCTCCGAAGGTAATATATGCAATCAAAGCAAGTGCCCGTTCTAATAATGATATGTGTATTGCATTGAGAGCTGGTTTTCAAAATGGATATATCAACATTTTAGCATCTGATAATAATATAGAAGAAAAGTTGTCTAAAATAAGAGGTTATTCAAAGTTGTCTGATGCACAAAAGGCAAAATTAAAATTGCCATATGTCCAGACTTCTTTCTTGATTGATGAATTAATTAATTTAAGTCATGACACATCAAATGGAATGATTAAAGTTAAAGAACGTGCGGGAATGCGTAAGGATAGATATTCTAGTGCGTTATATGGGTGGTATGTTATTCAAGAACTAAGTAAAAAACTTAAACCTAAAAAACAAACCCAAAACCTAGTACAACAATTAACAATTCGACCTGCGAGACGATTATCATCATTTGATTATTAAATTAAGACAAAACCCACCACGCCTCTTAACAATGCGCAACTTGGTGGGTTATTTGATTAAAATAAGGAGGTGCATTAATGGCACAAAGAATGAAAAAGACAGAGGTGACTACTACTGCACCTTCTAATGAAAAGAAACAGCCTACTGCGGCTGAAGTTAGAGAATTTTATGAGAAAAATAAAGATACAATAAAAAACTTTGCTATGGCAGAAAGTGTAGCAAAGCCATTAAAAGATATTACAAAGACTGCTACTAAAAGCATAAGTACTTTCAATAGAGAGACTTTACGCTCTTATATTTCTAATTTAGGATCGAATGAAAAAAATCTTAGAAATCTGTCATGGTATTTATATTACAGATCTCAAACATATGCTAGATTAATGAATTTTTATGCTGATATGTTTTGTTTGTATGCTAGACGAGTAATTCCGCCATATGATTTGGTTAAAGGTGGAGATGCTACAAAAATGTTAAAATCATATAATGACACTTTAAACATATTAGAAAAGATGAACTTGCAACAAGAAATGCGTAATGCATATTTAAATTGTTTTATCCAAGATGTATTTTATGGTGTTGTTATCTATGATGATACCGGTATTTTTATTTGGCAAGTTCCAGCGGATTATGCGAAGATATCTGGCAAGTATTCTACTGGTGATTATAGTTTTGCTATTGATTGTTCTTATTTTAGAAGTCACCAAGAGCTGTTGGAATATATGCCAGATCCTTTAGATGCTATGTATAAAGAATATCAGAGTTCTGGACAGAAGTGGATTGTTGTCCCTGACAGTAATTGTTTGTGTTTAAAATTTAGAAGTGAAGATTGGGAAACAGTATTGCCGCCAATGACTCCAATTTTTGAGGCACTTATTAATTTGAGTGATTTAGAATCTATTCAGGCAGTTGCAAATGAACAAGAAATATATAAAATGATTTGGTTACAAATGGAGACATTGTCTGGTGCAGATTCAGCAGATGAATGGAAAGTAGATCCGTCAATTATGATTGAATACTTTAATCGTATGATTAACGAAGCTTTACCAGACTATATCTCAGCAGCGATTGTACCAGGGAAATTGGAAACCGTATCATTTACTGATACACAAAAGGCTAATGATGCTACTAAAATTGCTAAAGCCACAGAGACTGTTTTAAATACAGCCGGTGGTGCTGAAATTTTAAATGGCAGTACTATTTCCGGTGCAGAAGCATTTAGATATGCACAGATTGTAAATACTGAATATGCAATCTCTTCTCTCCTGCCTCAGACACAGGCGTGGGTTAATCGTTTCTTGTCTCTTCAACTTGGAAATCCAAGTAGGGTTGAATTTTTTCCTGTAAGTGTGTATACCAAGGACAACTTTAAGAAAGATTTATTAGAATCTTGTCAATACGGATTTAATAATAAGATTGCATACAACACCCTTAATGGTATTTCAGAAAAAGAAACGCTTGCGATGGCATTCTTTGAAGAACAGGTATTAGGATTACATGATATTATGAAATATCCTCTTTCAAGTTCGTTTACTTCAACTGGTATGGATGACGCTACTGGTGAAAATGGTAGACCCAAAGATGATACGCAGACAACAAGTGGTGAGGAATCCGAAGAAAAGCGTGATAAGGCTAAAGGATAATTAAATATAACCGTCATATGGTTTGACATATGATGCTAACAGAAAAATAGTTGCTCTGTTGAAAGCAGAGAGTGGTTAATTACCACTCTCTTTTTTAATGGGGGAATTACTAATGAGTTTTAATAAAAAAACAAATGAATATGAAGGATATATTTATCTTATAACAAACTTAATAAATGACAAAAAATATGTTGGTCAAACAATAAGAACAATCAACAATAGATGGTCTGGACATATCACTGAATCTAAAAGACTATATACAACTATGGCTATTGCAAGAGCAATAAATAAATACGGAAAAGACAATTTTAAAATTGAAGAATTAGAAAAAATTTCAAATCCATCTCAAATAGAATTAGAGAAACAATTAAATGAATTGGAAAAAAGATATATTATAAAATATGATTCTACCAATCATTGTTATGGTTACAATATTGATGAAGGTGGTCGTACCGGAACTGTAAATAAAAAGCCCGTAGATATATATTTTATAGATGGAAGTTTTATTGAAACATTAGACTCAAGAACAGAGGTAGAACAAAAATACGGAATTACCGTAGATGTTGTTGCACAAATATGCGATGGACGTGTTGGAAATTATGATTGTATGTATGTATTGCGAAATCATGGAGAATCATTTGATTTACATAGCATTATAAGTTCATATTATATAGAAATATATGCTTTTGATATAACTAATACAAAAATGGTCAAAAAATTTTATAGTATACAACAAGCATCTGAATTTGTAAACGTATATAGCAATTCTATACGAATGTCTTTAGATAATCCACATATGCAAATTAAAGGATATTGGTGGTCAACAAAGCCAATGTATAATTATCAAGGAAGAAGTAATGCTAAAGCAATTGATTTGTATAAGTGTGATACTCTTGAGTTCGTAGGAACTTTTGATACTGTGGCTTCTTGTGCTATGTATGTTAACACATCAACTTCTAATATTTCAGCAATGTGCAAAGGTAAAAAATATTCAATAAAGGGATATATTACTCGTTATAATGGTGATGATATTTTTAAATATAAAGTAAATACAGATAAAAGTTTTACTACAAGGATGGTTAATAAATATTCTTTAGATGACCAATATATTGAAACTTTTAACACATTGCTTGATGGAGCAAGAAGTTGTGGAAGTGATTCGTGCTCTTTTATCTCAGGATGTTGTAAACATAAAGAGCATTATAAGTCTGCATATGGTTACAAATGGTTCTACGCAGACGATCCAAATCAACCGGACAAATCAAAAATAATAACAAACTCTCAAGAGAAGGCTTCTTAACCTTCTCTTTCTTAATAACAGGATTAAATGGAGAAAAATATGGATTATAGAAAAAATGAATTTAATTTTATTGTCACAACAAACCGTGAGACAGCAGACAAGCTCCGCTACGAAGGGTTTACAGAACTCACGCAGCAAGATGATGGAAAGTTCTGCTTTATCAATGACGGTAAAAAGTTGACATTTGATGCAGAAAAGTATGATGCCGTTTATACAAATCTGCTTTGTTTATAAAAGATAATATAGCTGACTTTCTTTAAAGAAGTCAGTGGACTTCTAAAGATACGAAAGAAAGTGAGGACAAAAGATATGGCATATTGGATTCAAGAATTTGGTGGCGAAGCTGCCAATAGAAAAGATTTAAGAATGTACCATTGTGATTTTAG